GGCAGTGCGATGGCACATGAATTCCTGTGGCCTATCAAGTAATATTTTTAATGTAGGACTGCAAACAACATAGTCGGCATCCAGCAACAGAGTCTGATCCCAAGGAGTCAATTGGTATGCATCCACTCGACTGGCATTGTACCAGGTCACAGTTTCTTGATAATCATCAAAGTATCGTGTGCCACCACTCACTGGGTCTGCTGTGATCACACGATCAAACTTGGTGAGTCGTGTGGCATCTGTGCAATCTGTGATCACTGCCACTGGTATGTCAAGATGTCGACGGATACGATCAGCACTCCATGCTGCCATGCCCACATAGTCAGTGTGTTCGTTGTTGAATGCAAGTATCAACGCACCAGTGGTCATCGTCGTTTGCTCAGCTGTTCATGCTCTACCAGCCAGGCTGTCATCTGTTCTTGCCAGCGCATCATGGCCATGACGCGTAATTCTTCTGGGCGGACCTGTACCGGAGTTTCATACAGGTCCAAGATCACTGCATCTCCCGGAGGAACTGTGGCCAGCAATACCAAGAGTTCAGGGCCGGCACGCCACATACCACCGGCGTGAGCAAACAGCATGCGGGCCTCGTATTTTTCTTTAAGCACACGGCGAGCAGCCTCGTGGTCAAACCGTGCTCGTGCATGAGCGATCAAGTTGTCAGTATTCATTGAGCTATTATAAACGAAAAAAGGGCAAAAGTCTACCTTTTGCCCTGGAGAAAGTTAGCCTATTACGCCACGGAAGCAGCGATTGTGGGTGTGCCCCATGATGCACTCAAGCCTTGTGCAGTTGATGGTGGGAAATAGGTACACAGTGTGGTTGGTGCTGTGCCTGTGATAGTGACCGAGCCAGCCGCAGTACCTGTTCCGCCCGAAATGTCCGCGGTTGTACCGGCGCCGCTAACAGCCGGTTGGCTCCAATATGTTGTAAGAGTCAATACTGTACTCGACGTCTGCGTGGCATAGGTCTGAATAAATTCGCCAGTGTACGGAGAGTTGGTATTAAAAAGTGTAAACACGACCAGTGAGACACCTGTTAATTGATACCAGCCAGTGGTAGTGAGTAGTGTGGTCTGATTTCCACCGGAGCCGCCGATGCGTGTGGTTCCGGTGTAGCTGACACCAGCGATGGTCTGTGCTGCACTGTTGACCCGACCAGTGAAGTAAAGTGATCCTGGATATCCTGCAAAGGTATTCCAATCACCATCAATGTCAGTGCCTGTGCTTGATTTTCCAAACTGTAAACGTACACGGCCGCCAGCATTCCAAAAATATCTAGCTTGGTCGGCACTGGGGAATGTCACAGTGTGTGTGAATTGAATAGTCCAGGCACTTTGGCCCGAACCGGTAGCAGTGGTCTTGCTTGTGGTGCCGCTGGCATATCCTACCTCTGCGCCAGAACTGGCTGCGTTACCACGGTTGGTAGTGCAGCTGGTGATATCAGTGCTCACGTTGGCCAAAATCGAAATAAGAGTACCTGTGGTTGGCGCTGCTCTTGATGTTATGGTTGTTGAAGTTTGGGCACCGGATGTAGAAAGATTGTTTACCAGTGTGGCCCAGTTGGTGGCAGCGACTGTACCACCGATGCTCACTGCACTGATTGATGTTTGTCCCCATCCGGAGTCTCCTGATCCTGTGCTCCAGATTGAGTTGAGATTGGTCTGGAAAGTGTTGTAATCACTTGCCTGAATTAACCCGCCGGTCACATAAGTCATATCTCAGTTTCCTGCGATTATAACGGAACAACAGTTACTGAAGCGACGATTGTGGGTGTGCCCCAACTGGCACTCAACCCTTGTGCTGTGGATGGTGGAATATAGGTACACAATGTGGTTGGTGCAGTAGCACCACCAATTGAGGTGGCACCCACTGCCGGTGCTGTTCCGCCCGAAATGTTAGTGGTTGTGCCGGCTGCCGATACTGCTTGTTGACTCCAGGTGGTCGACAAAGTTAGAACTGTGGAAGAGGCTGCAGCTTGGACGTTAATGTAGTTGGTTGTATATGGCGAAGTGGTATCATAAAGAACGAATATACTACCACCGGGCACGGCAGTTCCAATCAACTGATACCACCCGGTGGTTGTGGAAAGTGCAGTCTGATTTCCACCTGTGCCACCGATACGAGTGGTTCCAGTATAGCTTACTCCGGCAATGGTCTGTGCTGCGCTGTTGACATAACCGGCAAGGTAAATCGATCCAGGCCAGCCTGCCAGCTGATTCCAGTCAGGATCAAGATCGGTACCTGTACTAGACTTGCCAAATTGCAATCGAACACGGCCACCTGCATTAAAGAAGTATCTGGCTTGATCAGCACTAGGAAATGTCACGGTATGCACCCAACGAATCTGCCAAGCGCCCTGGGATCCATTGCTGGCTCCACTGGTTGCACTTGTAGTACCACTAGCGTATCCAACCTCGGTGCCTGCACTGGCGGCATTACCACGGTTGGTTGTGCAGTTAGTAATATCAGTAGTTACGTTGGCCAAAATACCTACCACATTTCCAGTAACAGGAGCAGTTCTTGATGTTATGGTTGTTGAAGTTTGGGCACCGGATGTAGAAAGATTGTTGACCAGAGTGGCCCAATTGGTGGCAGTGACTATACCACCGGTGCTCACTGCACTGATTGATGTTTGTCCCCAACCAGAGTCTCCCGAGCCGGTGCTCCAAATACTATTCAGATTGTTCTGGAAAGTGTTGTAATCACTTGCCTGAATTAACCCGCCTGTTGAATAAGTCATATTCGTTTTCCTGTTATTTGATTGTTACAATAGCTTCAACTGTGCCCGATTCTACGGTGTTCTTGCCACTCAACGCACGGCCAATCACATTAAACGAAGTTGCTTCGCCGGGCTGTGCTGCACGAGCTACACCAGCGCCTGCAGAGATCAATCGATCTCCTTTGTTCACAATACCTGTTACTTTCACAGGAACACGGCCTGTCATGGCCACCGGAGGATGTGTGTCATCCTCGCCGGCACCACCATTCATTGTGAATGCAGGACGGGTAGAGATAACTCCAAACACCTTATCGCTGGCATCAAGTTGAACACGGGTAATTTCTGCAGATCCGCCCAACTCAACCACTGTGCCCGGTTCGTAGATCGCATCTGCTGCAAAACGCTCTGCCACGTCAGCATACAATGCTGTGGTACTTTGTGCAAATACCTTGTTGAAATAACTAGAACTAGACCCAATGTTGCCCACAGCATTACCGGCTCCGTTCACGATGGCAGTAGCACCGCCGGCTGTATTAACAGTAGTAGTTCCGGCAATAGTTGTCATACCATTGGCACCATACATGGTAATCATTGTAGTAGGGACACCACCTTCATTGATCTGGATCAACAGGTTACCATTGCTGGTCTGGTTACGCAAGTAAACATCGTTGCCTGTAACACTTATCCGAGCATCAGAGTTGAGTCCAACCGAAAGACCAGTGTTGTTGAGAACACCCAACGTGCCTGTCATGGTTTGATTATTAGTAGTTTGTACAAATCCCGAAGCTGCAATATTCCCTACTGTGTTGGCATTGTTGGCAGTGCCTTGGAAATATTGGCCCACGCCGGAGATTGATGTGGCTAATGTTATGCCCGGGCGCACATTGGATGCAAAACCCGTGATTGGAACCTGTGGATCAAACGATGCATCTTTGCTCACAATGCCCACGATAGAGTCTTCAACATACAATTCCACAACCACATGACTGATACTGTTGGTGTCGGTGATTGTGGTAGGAATAGCGCCAGTCACTCCGGTGCCTGCGGTGTATGCTGGTCCTACCAAGATCCAAGCTGCACCGCTGTAAACATTGAGTTGAGCATTGGTGCTATCATACCATAGATCACCTGCCACATTTGAACTTGGGGCACTGGCCGAGGCAGTGGCCCCAGAGATGACCTTGAATACCGTACCATTGTACACTTTCATGGTGTCTGTGGTCTGGTCCCACCATAATTGACCTGTCAGCGGCGCACCTGGCGCTGTGGTGTTAGAGCCGTTTTCCAACAGTCGGATGATATCATCGTTGATAAACTGACCATAACCAGCATAATTTTTACCCACCAGGGTCATGCTAGATGTGGTGTCGATGGTTCCATCAGGAACTACTGCGAAAATTGCACCATCAGTGAGAGTGATTGTATATGACATGTTTGCTTGCTCCGAATCTTAAAGGTATTTATTACCTGGTAATCTACACATATTTATGCTGTGCTTAGGTTAGTCAGGGTCTGTATTCGCACAGTGTAATCAATCTGGATCTGTCGATTCAAACTCTTTTGCACCGGGTGGAATATCACATGTGTTAATAACCGTAATTGAGTAAGGTCTTCACCTGTAACTGCTTTGAGCCCCAATTCATCAAACACATATTCGCCGTTGAAATTGGTACTATTGTCAAATGCCTGCTGTCCGGGTATGGCTCCGTAATCTAATAAACAACTAACTAGAATATCTGTGTAAATCTGCCCGCTAGTGTGCAACACTTGCATATAATTGTTAGTAGTATCCGTATCAGCTGCCGAGTTATCATCAACTACTTTGGCGTAGGTTTCATTATAAAGATCAGCATTGGCTCCAGTTGTGTTAGGTGGCAAATAGGTAATCACGCCGGTGGGATCCACAGAGCTACCGCCATTGCCAAATGCCATGAGATAGATCCACCCACCACCCTGTGCCAGTGTTCGGTTGCTGAGAGTCTCAGCAAGGCTGATGCTCATGTTTTCATAATGGATGGCGTTCTTTTTGTCCACAAAAACTTCACCACTCACAGGATCATGTATCTTTACAAATCCTTGTACTTGAACCGGTATCATCATGCTGGTATCTCCACAAATACTTGTTTGGTTTTGGGATCAGATATCTTCAAGAATCCCGAAACTGCGATGGCACCGCGTTCATTTGGGCGAGATACAGGCTTTGGCGGCTGTGGGTGAGGCTTATGATTTTGCTGCATGTTTTATTTACCTTAGTTTTGTCCTCTGAAGAACCTTGCGGCATCAGTTTGGGTTACTTGCAATGCTTGTCCATCAGAGGGGTTGCCATTGGCCGGTTGATACCACCCGAATCCTTGTCTCACACGCAGAGAAACTTCATATCCTGCTCGAGGTGCTGTTGCAAAGGTTATGGCAGCAGGTGCTACAGAATCCACTGTGTATCCTGTGGTCACTCGCAGACCGGCAACATATACTAGGATGGCCTGCTCAGCAAAATTCAAGGACAAGTTGCCAAGATTGATATTAGCTGCCGAGAATGTAGTGGTAGCACCATCTGCCAGTGTATTGGTGTACACGATGCGATCTTGGTATTCAGCCGGAGCCAAGTTGCCTTGACCAAGATTGTATACGATACTACTCACAGCATGTTCGGCCACTGCTGTGCCTGCTGTACCACGCATTAGGCTACTTACCGTGTTGTTATTAGTGTCAAGTTCACGATACATGATACGCTCACCATTGATGGTGATGATTCCCCAGACGTTAATTTCTAAGTTGGGCTGTGTAAGCGTGCTGGCATTGTTCACATAAATGATATCTTGATCTTTGAATAATGTTTGTGTTAGATATGTGGTAGTTGCAGTAGTCATGCGATACGTGGCTTGTACTCCGCGCATGTCTTGGAATATACGGAATTCCATCTCTTCTGGCACAACCGAATCTGTAAACAACTGTGCTACTATCACATCAGTGGATCCGATCACAGGGCCGTTCAGTATGAGTTGTTCTCCAGAAATCAAGAAATCATCACCATAGAAAATACGGGCACCGTTCTTTGTGACCCACATCCTTGTTGGATCAAGTATAATCCTGCCAAGCTGGAAATCATTTACGATAATTTGCACGCCTTCGGTGTAATCAAAACTGCCCGGGTCATCAGTGACTGTGCCCACATCAAAGTCGGTGCTGTCATAAGGTTCGTTTACTACGGTACCTATGGTCACTGGGCCTTGCCATAACAATGTTACTATGCTTTGCTGTGCGGTGTCATTCCAGGATGTGACACTAACGATATCACCGTATTGAGGATAGAATCCACCGGAGGTGCGGAATACCAATTGATAATTGTCAATACTACTGCCGTCATCAAAAATCACATAATCTGCTTTGGTAGTTACGCTGATCAACACTTGAGATCCTATGCCTGGAGCCGTAGTAAAATCTACATATCTGGTATTGCTACCGGTGTAGGGCTCTACTATGTAATCGCTGCCTAAGGTGAGTCGATAGTTGTCTACATAAACAAGAACATCATTGTCAGCAACCAATGCCAGGCTGTACCCTCCGCGATTGGGCAGAGCGTATCCAGAACTTCCATCAGCAATATACAAAGCACCCTCAGGTGGTCTAGCACGGATGCCGTCTACTTCCACGATCAAGTTAGCAATGTTGGTACCCGACATAGAATTTTCCAGCCGATAGTCCAACTGACCATAACTCACAAAATTCTGTGTCTGCGGTGTGGACCAGGTGTAAGGCAATGATCCATCAGTGCTGCCAAGAGCAGTGACATTGATCTCATCAGATGATCCATATGTATTAGAAAACATGATGTCAGTGGTGTTGTTGCTACCTGCCACATATGTATAATTGTTGATCAGCACACCGTTGACAAAAATCACCATGTCAAAGATTTCAACATCTGCCACAGGAATGTTCAAGAAGTTGCCAACATCTGCGCCATTGAAACTGTTTTTGTACAGTTGATTGCCGCCGCCTATGCCAAATACACTCACTACCAAGGTATCGCCATTGGCTGCTGGTGGTGCACTGATACTGGGCACAATAGCAACTATTTGATTTACCCAATCCACAGTGTAGGCTATGCCTTGAGTGAGGTCTCGGCTTTGTGTTTGATTGGTCACACGTATCTGCACAGGATTAGGGACAATGCCTGCAAAACTTTGTGTGTATGCGGTACTGCTGTTAAATGTCCATTTTGTGATCTTCCAGGCAAACCCGTGGCCATCTCCGGCCCAGTCAGATCCGGGGCGTGTATAAACACGGAAGTCCATAGTGTCAAATTCCGAACCAGGTACCAGTTCTTCAGGTGCATGGCTTTCATAAGGACCCACAAACTCACCACCGACCACGTTGATATCTGTTGGGCGCAGTCCTAGATAGATATCCAGGAATCTACTTTCGTAGATAGTATCCAAAATACCCGGATCATATGTAGGACGACCTTCTGGGCCATAGGCAATATTATCCCAAGGGTTTGTATCCCAGTTGCCCACGTCCCATCCGGTGTTTTGGTTAAATGTTGGAGCACTAACTTGCACGCCAGGGTAACTCACACCATCAATCAGCAGACTTAGATCTAAACCAGGTTCATTCACGGTAGGAACATACAATCCCATGGTACGATCCACGCCACTGAGAGTGGCGGCATTTACCAGCAACCAGTTTGCAGGATCAAATGTGGTGGTTTCAACCGCTGTAGAATCGGAACTGTTGGCTTCCCATACTCTATTGTCGTAACGTACTTGGGTACCGTTGTCATATGACACATTGGGCTCCCAATCAACAATAGTAGTCACATATTGATATCTGTCATATTTCATGGTGACATCAAAACTACGCACTAGATTGTATGCTGTATCATCAACCAAGGCATTAGCCATCACCGCAACTAGCTGTCCACCTGTGCCGTTGCCTCCATTGAGTGTGATGATAGCAGTTGTGGTATATCCTGACCCGGTGTCTACCACTGTGACTCCGGTGATAGCACCGGCACTGTTTACCAGAACAGTGAGAACCGCAGGAGTAACGCAATCACCAGTGACCACTGCTACTGGTGGCACAGTGTATCCAGATCCTGCATCGGCAATGTTCACACTGACTACGCCTAGTGCATAGTTATCATACCAGAAACTCCAAGGCTGTTTTTGCCACACAAGACTGTCGGCGGCCGCATCACTGGCATCACTGGGCGTGCCTGTACCAACTGCTGTACTCACTGTATAAGGTGTAAGTATGGGACTCACAAATTGATTGGGGATCACATCAGTATCATAATACGCTGGAACATCAAAATCTGTGAGTGTGCCTTGATAGTCATCCAGACCGTTGTAGATAAGATTGAATTCACGAATCTGCACATGATAAGGTTTGACTTCCTTAATGTAATCTACCACAAAGTCTTGATTGTCCTGACGATAAGTCTGGAATGGCAACAGTTCGCGAATAGTATGATCCACATCGATCAATGAAGTCTTGCTTAGCCAGTCAGGTGCCTCGAACTCGCTCAGCACAAAATTAAACATCAAGATCAGAGCCCGATTGCGTTCTATCAACAGCTCGTCTATCAACAATTCCTGATTGATGGATTGGATTATCTTGCGAGTTTCAATCACCGGTTCTTGGTCAAAGTATTGTGCGTCAAATACATTAACGTCCCATCCAAATTTACCCAGTTCATAATCCCACAGCACCGAAGAAATTTCAATAGTGCCATCCTGTAACGCCACTCGATTCCACATGTTAGTGGCTGCGCGTAGATAAATTTCCCACTTGTTTTGTGAATTGGCCTTTACCCTAACACTGGATCCCACCGGTGCTTGATATACGCTTAACTTGGAGAGATCACTGTATATGGCCACTGTGGCAATGATCTGTTTGCTAGGATTATATCCAGGAAGATACCAGTCAATGTGATTCCAGTATCTCCTTGTGTCATAGTTTTGTACTCGAACTAAATCCAAAGTAGCGAAGGTCTTTGTAGTAGTCACACTGTAGATGGTCCAGAAACCATTCTGAGCAGAATCACTCACCACCAAATATAGATAACCTACCGGAACTTGGGCAAAATCTTGATAACTGAGTTCTTCAAGATTGGCTACACGTTTGTTCCATGCTCCGGATCCAGAAGGTGGTTCGGGTTCTCTGCTGTACAGCAATGGAAAACTACGTATCTCTGTGATAGGATACTGTGCCAGCACCGAATTTACTCTAGTGAAGTAATTTTTTAATGCCAGAAATCTATCTTTGAACATGCTCTGCCGCGGGCGGAACTGCACACCATAACGATTGGCTATGCTGAGTCCCGGATCGGGTACCTGGGCACCGGTTGAGTTTACGCCGCACAGACTGTCAAGGAATTTGAGATACAAGGTATCAGGTAAGAATCCATCAGCACGGTCCTGGGGTATCAAACTGTACTGTACATGAACATTGGCATCTGTGAGTTCGCGGTCAAATTCAATGCTTAGTATAGTATCTTGAGCAGAGATATCGTTCACAGCATTGTAGATACCAGTGGCACTGGCACTGAGAAAAGCCACGTAAGGTACACCCGAACTTCTAGGATCTTCAATGTATCTTGCCACAGCAGTGATGGGCAGAGTTTTTCCTGCTGAGGTGTTGGTAGTGGTAATACCTTGTGCCCAGAAATAATAGGTAGTGGCAAAAATATTATCGGCGTTCAACCCAGTGGTCACATTGTAACTCAAAATATCTCGAGGAGTTCCTGGACCGGTATAGTTAGCCGGTGGTACTGTGCTGCTGATCCATTGATAGATCGCCACGACTGATCCAGGAAACACCTGTCCCCATCGGCGCGCAGCATAGGTAATATTGTCCTGATTGGGATCAATGAATCTCACTGTGCTAGTGTCCCACCATACTTCGCCTATGTGTGCATCAGCCCAGATCCTACCAAAATTGTTTACTGCACCAACATTGTAGGCAGCAGGATCCACGGCACCAATGTAATTGATATTTTCCGCTGCTGCTCCTAGGATCTTGCCCTGTAACGGATCAAAGTAATCAAAGAAAGTGGTCTTGGCTCCGGTAATTGAACTGTAACTGTATACAGAATTGATCAATGAAGTATCCACCACCGGCACTTGTTCATGTATCACTGCCCAAGCAGGAGATTGATTGGCATTATTAAACACTGCCACACGGCCATAATTCAATTCACTCAAGGTGCTGTCATCTACATCACTGCCCGGGCTGCCTATCATCAACACACCATTGGTGTAACTAACTGCTGAACCAAACTGATCTAGTTCTTGCACTCGTTGGTCGTATATCTGTTGACCAAACACAAATTTGCCCGGATCACTCACAGAGTCCGATGCGCTAGATAGATAATCATAGGTGTATACTACACCAGTCTGATAAAGTGGTCCATTAAATGTAGTGGCACGACTGTCAAAATACGTGGTTCCTGCATCAAAGGTATTTGCACGATATAAATTACCGCCGGGCGCACCAACTGTGAGTGTCAATGCCGAGGTATCGATGTTTACAGCAGTTCCAAATCCGGCATTTATCGCAGGTGCCGGACTGGTAATAGTTTGGGTGTATGCAAAGGTATCAAACTCAAGACTTTGGAATACAGTTCCAACCAGTCCCGGTAGCACAGTAAGTCGGTTACCTTTTTCTGCAGCCAGGATGTTTTTCACGCTGATGGTCAACAATCCATAACTGCTGGTTCCTGCTACGCCCACTCTGGCGATCACATTAGAAATCCCGGACGCATTTATATCTTGTGCCAACACCGCAGGCCATCCACTGGTCTGCCAGTATGTGGTATTGGTAAGTGCGGTTCCTGCTGGCACAGCACGGATAGATATGTACAAGCCTTGTGCATACTCAACAATGCTATTTTTTGTATAGGCCGTGGTGATGCTCCAATAATCAGGAGTGCTCACAGCAACTTCTTGATCATTGATCCTGATAGTTTCACCGGGAACCAACAATGCATTGGCATTAGTGCTGGTAATGACGCCATATACTCTGCTTTGATTTACGTTACGTTGTGTTGATCCAGCGTTGGATAACACAGAACTATCCTGGGGTGCTCCGGTGTAAAGACTGCAACTGTATCTGCAGATGTCCACTGCGGCACCAAAATTCGCTGATATACTGGGAGTGTTAGCACCAATGATCTGCAAGAGATTAAACGTGTTAACTTGTACTTGTAGTACATCTCCTATTGCCAAAGTAGGTGTGACTGTGACTGTGGATCCATTTACAGAGAAAGTTCCAGTCACATTGCCTTGTGTATTGGTCAGGAAGGTGTTGTTTAGTATCACAGAAGTGGGTGCAACTAAAAGATTCCCATCCACTGTATAAGAAGTTTGTGCAGTATCAGTTATGATAAAGTTCTGCACCGACCGATCGTACACATACACAGCACCAGCGGTTGTGGTGTTATCATAATAATCGTTAGGGGTACCAATCATGACCTGGCGACCATCCACAGTACAGGCTACACTTTGACCAAATCTGGCTGCATCGGGCAATCTAGCAGTAAGAGTGGTCGATGCTACACTTTGGCCAGGACTGACTTGATAGGTGCCAGTGCCACCAGTGCCTGTGAGCAATGCTGTGATCCTGGACCCTTGAACAACTCCGGCGGCGCTTAGGATCATGCCCACAGTGAGTGGCGGTGCACCAACTGGCACATAATTCACAGTCATTGTGGTGCCACTGATTGATGCGGTGCAGGTTGTGGTGAATTCTAAAGTGTCAACAAAAGTATAATAACTGTTGGTGGCCACAGTAATAGAATCATTCAGCGCAGGTGCTGTTTCAAATATCAGATCTCTACCATAAGCACTGTCATCAGCATTAAATGTGTAGTCAATGTTTGGTCTTTGCAGAACTCCATTCAATGCTACCCGGAAGCTGTAGATGTTTACTGCACTGTATAGGTATTCATTCAGTGAGAATATCTCAGTTACTCCATCACCGGTATATGATGCGTTGGTTCTGCGGATAATCTGTAATACTAGATCACTTGCTGGTATTGAAGTAAGCACCACGCTGGTACTGGTCTGTGTGTAATCCACACCATAGATCAACTGTTGGTTGTTCAAAATCACAGTGATTTGTTCAGGATCTTGGAAATCAATCACAACGTGATCACTGTAGTTGAAAACCAGAGTTGATCTATCTGTAATGTATTTAACTGATTGGGATTCAACCTCTACCAGTCCATAAGCAAATACCTTGTTGATACCCGGCGCGCCAATATACATCCATCTTTCGTCTCGACTGATAGCCACACTAGTGCCAAACTCTGCTGGGCGGACTAGGTCTCGAGGATCGGGTGCCGTGAGCAGAGCCGAGATAGCAAAACTCACTGTACCCGGAATGCGGTATACCACGCTTGCATAGCCTCTGTTGTTGTAGCTGGCAGGAGCACCCACCACTTGCCAGGTTTGATCGCCGACACTGATAGACTGCCCAAATTTCAGCGTATCGGCTGCGTTGAGTACAATTATAGAATTTTCTACAAATGGAGCAAGTGCTGTGCGAACAAAAGTATATACGGTGCCGGTATCCGAATCCGAAGCCGGACTGCCGACCAAGGCATACAAATTGTCTTTACTCTGCGCTACACTTTGACCAAATTCACTGTTAGACACCGGAGATGTGGCCTTGATCTCTGCTGCGGAGGTGAACACGTTTTGTTTTTCCAACACCTGCCACAATCCTAATCCGTTGTTGTCCACCCAAACTTTGTTTCCTGGAATAAGACTATTTGCGTAGGGAAGAGTGATCACATCGCTTGCCTGGCTCACACGCTGTGTCTGCAAGGTAAATCCAATACCCGAACCTGTAGCAGTGATTTGATTGGCATTGACAAAACTAAATGCGGCCACCAATTGATTGGCACTGGGCACATTCAATACTTGGTATGCACCATTGATTTCATCTGAGAAAAATCGCACAATGAACAGATTTCCTGCTGTGATTCCATGTGATTGTGTAAAAGTAAACACACTGGTACCATCAAGATTGGTAGTCACTGAAGTCAAATATCCTGGTAATTGACTGGTCCTGAATATACCCCAATCATGGGTGTTGATCTTGGCCACCCAAATAACTGTGCCTAGGCCGATAGAATTGATATTTGCATTCAATGAAGCAGTATTGGTAATATCAAAAACCGTGATATCAACATCGTCAAAGTTCACATATCCTGCACTGGGCAATGCTGTGTCGGTCACAGGAATCGTGGTGGTGGTTAGGATGTTTGGGCTAGGTAATTTGTAACTGGATTTCCATAATTTGCTCAACAGCACTGTTTGATCGGCTAGGCTAGATTCGTTTGGCAGCACAACCTGTATGGTACTAGGATTGGCGGTGAGTAATGCTTCGTTGAGTTGTAGTTCATAAAAACTACGATTTGCATTGGCCCCATATGTGGCCCTCAGTACCGCCCAGTTTTCATATATGTCGTACTGTGCTAATCCTCGCCCCAGATCAGCAAAAGTAAATATTTCAGCAGCACGTATGGTACCTTTGCTGCCTAAGAACTGTTGATACAGTTGTACCTGGCTGGTAGAATCTAGATTGAGATTTACCATGTATTGTCTTGGTTTCCACCCAATCAATGCATATGCAAACAGATCTTGATTGAGTTCAAGGTTGGCAGTATACACATTGTAACTGTTGGCCAACTGATCACTCTTGTTGGCCAGGTTAGGCAACATACCTTGCTGGATCAGCGTATAGTCAGACACAGTCCAATTGTTGATATCAAAGGCAGATGATGGCTGCACAATGTCCACAGCACTGTAATAGGTATTTTTCCATTTTACAATTTCACCTCGAGCATATTTTTTAAGCGGATTCCAGGGCTGGATGTTATCTTGATTTAATATGAATCCTTGTGCATCCAATTGGCCATTCCACTCGGTGGTGGTCCACCCCACCAGTCTCAATCGACTTTGTCTTGCACCTGTGACAGGGTTGTACAATAGGTCTGCAAAGATGCTGGTGTTGTCCAGCACAATCATGTTTTCGTAACTGGTAAACTTGATATTGAGAAAATTGATGGTTTCGTTGGTCAAACTGGTAATGGTGAAGGTATTATCCAATCTTTCAATCACAAGATCTCTAGCGTTAAAAGGTGTTCGATTGGCGTTGAGCACCATATTTTCCACCGTCTGCAAAGCGATACTGTCCACTATAGCACCCGGTTTTTCAACAATCAATTTAGTAGCACCCGGATTCAGATTGATAATAGACCCAGTTTCCCATCCTTGATTGCTCCAATACAAGAATTCGCTGGCCATTTGATTCCAGTCTAGCACATATCCATTTTCCAAAGTATCAAATACTAGGCCTTGCTTCTGCAACAACGCACCATAGCTCAACAGGAAATCTACCATCAAGGTCCTGTTGGTAAACACATAGCCATAGGGTATCTGTACCACATTGTTTGAATAATCCACAGGAACTCGCACCGAGCTGCCACCAGCAGATACCGTGGCCAGGTTACCGTTGATCTGACTTTGTAAGATATTAAAGTATTGTTGATTTAAACTGTATCCATATACTGCCCATCCATTGCTAGTGCTTTGCACAATCACACTGGAATATGTAAGTTGGGCAAATGGTACATTTTTGTAAAACAATAAGTTGTAACTGTTGTCTGGCAGCAACAAAGTAGAATTCAAACTGTTGGGACTGGATTTTTCTGTATAGATATCCAGAAGATTCTTTCCTGTGAAAGCAGCCATCCTGTAGCACAGTCTCATATCAAGATTTTTAAGATCGGCAGTGAGTGCATCAGTGGAATTGATGCCACTCTGACGGTTGAAATCCACAATCCAATCAATATAACTGGCCTTGCTGGTACCGTTGCCATAAATCTCTACACCATTAGCGTCCAATCTATAACGATGATTATACAAGTACTGATCATAATCAACATTAAATCGATAAAGATCTCTGTCAGCAAACAACGAGAAAAATTCAGCCGGGCGTGTGAGCGCCAACAATCTCATGATGGAAAATGGATATGCACTAGATGTGCGCCAGGCATTTTCAACAGGCCCGTCATCCCCGGCTATCCAACTACGGCGGAAATTGGTACTGTTAAAATTGCCCACCATGACTTGCATAGGACTGAGTAAGGCACCTTCGCTATCTGCGGGTATCACGTCCAATAATCCTGGACGTATATATCTAGGACGCACATAAGGTGCGATTGGGTCTCTAACCAGGCCGGCAGCTAGATCTTCCCACAGCACCAAGTTGCCCGAAGTGTACGGTAACGGACCATACTGTAACTCCCACCATACCGGACGTTCACTGAATCCCAACATCTCCCAGGGTCTGGTATTGGGATAAATTGTATCGTAGAAGTAGTTATAGATGCCGCGCCAGGCTCCTATAACCAGTGGTTGGTTGTTGGTGAGTTTGTTTGATGCGGTAGAATAGTTCCAAGTAAACTGATTGGTGGGTATGTAGTCTTGTGCTTTGTAATCCAGTTTGTTCCATCCTACCCAGATCAAGAAATCCAAATTCAATATATCTTGTATTTCTTGTGTGCTGTAATCGGTAGTGCGGAACTCCCCGGGTATGACTTCTGCGGCGGTGAGTGGCACTGGATTGCCATCCAGTTTGAGATTGTTGTAGATCCTAGTTTCGTACTCTAACAGCAACTCATCACGGAAGTCGTCAAACGCTCTGGTGATTGACCCATCATGTCCACGGATCACAAATATCGGATCAACATAAGTTTCATCTAGGAAAATTTCTGGTACAAATGCAGGATACAATCCCATCTTAGTAGGAGTATTGGGCACATAATTTCCATAGGTGGCTTCATATTCCTGAATAGTTACTACATCACCCACTGTGAGTGGTATTAAGATCGCAATGGTAGGTGCGTCAATACTGACAGTGTATTCAACATTTCTAGTCAGTAATCGATCATTTACATATACCAGCAAGGCTTGATAGTTGGCCGAGGTGTAATTGAATACCTGTGTGAGATCAAACACTGCATCGGTGATAGGAGTCACAGTGGTCTGTTGCTGTGTGTACACTGTGCCTGTGGGCAACATGTCGGACCAGTAGAATGGACTTGAGCTGGTACGCCCAATGTTGATTTCAGCAAATACTGCATTGAGTATTTCCGGGATGGTCATATTTACGTAGTCACCGGTAACAGCCTGATTCAAGAATTGAGCTTTGAATTGCTCATACTGTCTTGAATTGTATTCCAAGGCTGCAAATATATCATACTCGGGTTTGCGGAAAAAATATCCTGCCAAGGTCATAGGTGAACTCTGTTGCAGGATGCTTAGTCCATAAGGAACAATGTTACCCAGGTCTCTAGAGTTGTTGGCTCCATTCACTGCACCAGTTAGATTTACTAGATTTTGTGCAATAGTGTCATAGTGAGTACGGATAGTTCCTAGAGTAAAACTAGAACTGTTGCCGTTCAATGAATTGTTTTCTAGATTGATAGGTACTTGATAGAATCCCACAGCACTAACTTGATCGCTCAGGGCCAGCACTTCCACAATGTCCCCGGGCACTATCTTAGTGGTGGCATTGAATCTTATAGTAGTGGTATTATCAGTTGTGGTAAATGAGTATGTTCCGGGATCCTGGAACAGGCTGCTATAGTTTTGACTTATGCTAGTGGCATACAACTTGATACTGGGTACAGCGCCGGTTGGTACCACGGCCACATCCAATATCAACGGAGAGGTCACTGCCATCACTTGTGAATATACAGTTTGAGACGATGATACTGCGTATGTTCCTACTCCTCCGGTACCAGTGAGAAACTGGGTGATTTGTGTGCCAACCACAATGCCCGGGCCGCTGAGTGTTTGACCCAACTGTAAAGATACTCCATCAGCAGGAGGTATTGTGACTGTGAGTGTGGTGGCAGAGATAGATCCTGTGATGGCCACGCTGGTGTAGGTGAAACTGAATTGTTGATAGATCTGACTCTTGACCACTGCGGTTTGCCAACCAATTTCTTTCTTGTACACAGTTCTATCTGCATATTGGCGCACATGACCTATGCTGATGTTTTTGGTGGTACCGGCGTTGTCCATGACATACAAAAATGTATCTGTGTACAAATTGTTATCAAAGACTATATCTCCTATGTTATTCAAACTGAGGTATCGTAGAGGAAAGCCCAAAACTGTATCTGCTATTCCACTGGTTCCTATGGCATAGCTGAACAATGCGCTGCCGCCAACTGTATCACCAAGATTGTTTTTGGTTGTTGAAAAAGTTGAACTAGGATATACCGCACGATTGCCCAGGCTATATCCATTCTGATCATATACATCAAACATGGGAGTTTGATTAACCGATGTTTTTTCTTGTGATCGGATCCACTGTTCACCATCATAAAAGAAAGTTATACCTTGCAGTGTATTGCCACTTAGACACACCACACATTGATCAACCAATGCTTCTGCATCTGAAGCAGGCACAAGATTTATTATAGGCTCATCCTGTAGTGTACTGTCGGGCAATGGCCCAGTAGCAGGGCTGATAAAATTGACCACATATATTTTGTCTCGCACCCGAGCGTCTGAATCTCTTGCAAAGATAACCCTGGTTCCTTGTTGAAATACATATCCATCAATTGCATAACCAGGCTGCCCATTGATGTTGGACAACGCATCGGTTTGACTAAGATCGATAATGTTTACCGGTTGCTTGGCCTGAGTGCCCATGTTGTACAATCTAATGCCACCGCGGAATTCGATAATTGGACGTTTGGCTCGCTGTGCATTGTCCAACGAGGCTGTGGTATTGTTGTATGCAGCAGCAGCAGTAATCACGTCAATGTGGAACCAACGATTTGATCTAGTCCAGGCATTGAGATCCGCGCTATCCAACGCCACGGTGATGTAATCCAACTGTAAAGGTTGATTTAAACTGCCATCAAAGTTTCCCACATCAAAAGGCACTGAATCAAAAGGTATAGTAGCACTCTGGGTATAAGTTTCCGGAGTGACATAGTTGCCTACCGGTAGCAGTTGGATGGCTGTTCCTACTCCGGCCACATAGTATGTTTGATTTTGATAACTGGTAGGAACCACGCTGCCACGGAAAGTGATCTTTAGATTGTTGGTAAACACCACGCCATTAGGAGCAGTATAGTTAGTTTTACCTAGTATATCTGTATCCACATTGATGGTTTCTACATCAGCCGGATTTACCAGTCTTATCTGCCCAAAAATTTCTGGATTGGTGCCATCTTGATACCATAGCAGATCTTTCACAGCAGTCAGCAGGGGCACTTGCTGGAAATATCCGTTGGCATTGCGATACCATTGTGTGGTGCTGTACTCAGTACCAAACATTATGGTAAATTTATTCAATACCGGAACTTCTAGTATAGGTACCAAATTGAGCACTATTCCACCTATCGTGGTCTGATATTGTATTTGCCATACGTCAGGTGCAACTGCAGAACTGCTGAATACTACAGTTCGATTTTCAAGATTGGTGATTCCATCAATACCCGAGGGATACTCGGTCAGGAAGTCAGCAAGATATACACCATTGATTTGTTCAAGTTGTAAATCTGTAATTAGATCCACTTGCCCTGGATTGGGCACAGTGGGTGCAAGATCTAGGTTATAGTAGAATTGCTGTGCGTTTTTGTAGGGCACGTCAAATGTCACTGTGCCTGCATCTTCACCGTTGTTGCCAACACCCAGTACAGTCCTTGAACTGATGTTAGGAGCATATGGCAAAACTCCATCAACACCTGGGTCAGACTGTATCCAGAACGAGTTGGGAGATTGATTTACTGCAAAACTGTAGTTTCCTCCGCGCACTAGTGTGAGCACAGGGTTCTTACCAACTATGCCCGAAAACTTATAATAGTTGTCTGCTCTAGTCACATCAAATGTGTCAGTGATGGGTATTGCAGCCGCACTCACATCCACGGCTAATGGTCCAGCGGGCAACCAATAATATTGACTGTAATTAGAAAATTTATCAAAACTTATAAAAGGATCCCAACTATAGTATTCACTGGTGTATAATCTTGCAGCGTTGTTGGTGATGCCTCCTTGACGACCAATGGCATCAGTTATACCAGGGTATGTGATAGCATCTGAAATAGTATTGGTGTCTGGCACCAAACTGATCACGCCGGGTTCCAACTGATAATTGGCACGAGTGGCCGTGGGCTCAATCACATAGTAATCATTGGGATTTACCCCGGGTCCCACATGCCGTCCTATAAATCCTTGTGTTTTTTTAAATTGTGGTTCTTGAACCAATTGATCCAGCGTGGCGGCCAAAAACTGTTTGTTAGTACTGGTCTGAAATATGGGTGGTAGAAAATCTACTGTTCTTGTGCGACTTGCCATTAGATCACTCCGCTGCCCGGGGCAGTTCTTATATTGATTGATGTCAATGCAGTTATCACTTCTACCGAACTCACACCGGCTGCGTTAACAAATATTTCATTAGGTGCTGAACGGATTTCGTAGAGATCGCCAAAATATTTCAGGGGGTCCAATGGCACCAATACCACAGAACTCACGACACCCCCCATATTGCGATGTATGTATGCTGCTAGTTCAGAGAAATAAAAGGTATCACCAAAGTTCCACGCTGCGATATCAAAGTATTGATTAAGGTTGGCCACCACTAGGGTTTTGATTTCACTTTCACTGGCAGTTGAATTTGCAGCACGGATCACCTTGATAGTTGCTCGAAGATTTTCCGCTGCCTTGGGACCAAACAAGGGTTTGAATGTTACAGAATTTACTACCACATTATCTGAGATCATTTTGTACTTGTTAAGCCCTTGATAAGCAGTACTGAGCTCGTTGATGGTAGGAACCGTAGGTTTGGGTACTGTATTTGTGTTATCTCTGACCCAGTTGGTGTATGCAGTGTAGTAACTTTGTGTTACCACATACAAGTCAATGATATTAGTAGTACCCGGGTCTATGCGATCTGTGAGTGGAGCATTGTGTCTATATTGGAAATATATGCCCGATCGACCCACTTTGGCCAACCAGGTACCTGTGACATCTATCAGGCTTCGCACACCGGTGGTAGAGATTGCCAATTCATAAAATGCACCAATCTGCCCGGCAAGTGGGCCGGTGAAGATTTCCTGACTGTATGCGTAAAATATTTGTCCAACGATATATTGGGACTTGACCAATTCAATATCATCCAATAACGCATAGTCACTGTTCACTCGCTCTGGGTCAACCAAGAGATAGCGTTGTAAATTATCAAAGTCCACAGTCTTTTCAAAGAACACATACTTGGTGCTTGGATTCACTGCAGGGGCCACGATCTCATTAAAGAAATCCGGGTCATCGGCTATGCCATCACTGTCGCTGTCTCGATAACTCACTATGACCTGATAGTCGTCCACGTAGCCATCTGATTGCACAGGTTGCCCAATAATGCTGAGATAGATATCACTGGGCAATGGACTATTTGAATCAGGAAGGCTGTTGGTTCGTAACACATTTACATAATCGCTGATGGTCTTGCCGGTTCTTGGATCATAGATACGATTGGCAGTTTCAAAGAAAAATCTTGTTTGAAGCACTGATCCAAAATTGTATACCAATGCGCGGCTGGTCACGGTGTATTTTACGCCGTCGGTCACAGCCTGTATCATCCATGACGCATCCTGATTGGTGCCAGAAGTGCTCTGTGCGTTGGCCAGGCTGAAATCTGCATCCACCGCAAGGTTGTTTGATGTGATCAAGTACCAGGTCTGTGTGAGATTGTTGTATCCAAGTCCAAAATTTCTGTATAACAAGATCTGTTCAGATATGCTGTTCTCAAGGCTGGTGGGAATATCTGTGATCAGTAGCGGAATTACCTGTACCGGAATAGCCCCTGTGGGTACGAAATTATTCAGTGTCACCGGACCTTGGCCACTTAATCTGCCCGAAGTAAAATTGCCTTGACCTTGATTGGTACCATCTATGTATATGCTCACAGGACTGGCCCATAACTCAAGACGTTCAGCCGCCAGTGTGGGAGTACCTAGTTTTAGTCGGTTGTTAGCATCAAAATAATAACCTGCAGGAGCAGCAAATTTTACCAAACTACCCACCTGTATATATTTGGTGTTAGTGCTGGAGTAAATGCTGATAACAGCAGGATTTCCTAGAGAATTCACAAAGTATCCTGTGGTTTCGTTGGCCAAGGTGGTGCTCTGATGCCAAGTGAGATTGTTGGCCAAGAGATCAGGTCTTACAAAATTAGCATAGTAGAATTGTGTAAATGCATTGGTAATCAGCAACGGCTGTATCTGGTTGGTTATTACACTGGCCACTTCATTTCTTGTGAGCCATGTGAATAAAAACGTGGGCAATTGATTTTCTTCCCAGATGGCACCGTCTGACGCAAAGATATTTGTACTACTGTATTTGCCTGTGTTGTCCACCAGATCAAGATATCTACTGGTGCCAATGCTGGCACGGTTTAAAGCATAACTCTTGATGATACTGTTGTAAGCAGTGAATGGAAAGTTGGTGTAGTCTTCACCATTCACCATGCGATTCTGTGTGTAGTATCTTGCTGGAGCACGTTGTTTGATCTGATCAAGAGTTTCTCGAGCCTGAGCATTGCTCACCGGAGTGGTAATACCACAAGTGAATGTTATGGTTTGTAGCTGACCGGATCTACTGACATAACTGATGGGTATGACCACACTCTGCATCTCATCAGGATTGATAATGTATGTGAGACCGTTACTGGCACGAACATAACAACGGAATATTCCAACTGGAACACTGGAAAAAACACCATCACCAAATGTCAAAGTAATCTGATCGTTGGCCCTGCTGGTAACAGAAAATAGTTTGCGTTGATCAGGAGCCAATTGTTCGGCCGCTGCGGCATATACTGACTCTACATATTTCCATTCAGCAGATACGTTGCCAACATTGTCTAATTGAAACAACCAACGGTCTTCATTGTTCACACCTTCAATGTTAATATCCACTGTGCGATTTGGGATACGTTCAGCAAGATTGAAGTCTTGATTCTGCAACACGCCTTGCTTGAAGTAAAAGAAATAACCAGTATTGGCGCTGGCAAATCCTAACGAATCATTACGGAACAATAAATTAAAAATACCATTGGGCAATGGCGATGGCTCATATACAAATGGAGCAGTAGCTGGCGTTCCCACCGAAGTAGAATTAACTGCCTCAAACGGCATGTTCACACCATCCACTGTGGCAGTGTATGGAAACACTGGTAAAAACCCAGGCACCAAGTTAACGCTGTATTCAGATGTGTCCACGCCCAGGATAGTGGTACGATTTCCTGGTCGACCCACACGTTGTGTGTTCACCAAGGCTGCATTGATGATAGTGGCAAACTGCTCGGCCCAGTTGAAGTTGGTAGGGTCATTCCAGTTCACTGTGACACTACCAAGATCAATCCCATTGAAGTCAACTACATTTTCTGTGGTTTGAACTGAAAATACTTTGAGATATCCCTGTGCCTCTGTATTGCGCTTGGGAGTGTAGCTCACAAGATTGGCCAGCCGAACCACGCTGTCTCTGCGTTCTGCGGTGTCAATATAATTTTCGCGTGTGTTGAGATCGTTCCTGAAACTCATGGCCTGACCCATGAATGCCATCACATCCAACATGGCCATGAATTCCGATGATTCAATGTAATCATTGAATGCTTCAGGATAGTATTGGCGTAGGTAATCTACGAAACTTTTTCTTAAAGCTTCAAAGTCGTAGCTCTGAAAGTCGGCTTCTCTAAAGGTCTGGTAGATACGTTTCCAGTCTTCAACTCCGAATACAACTGTTTGTCTAGTAGTGCGTGCCATAATGTCTTATTGTTCAGTTATTTACCAACAAAATAAACGGCTAGTTTAAAGCAAAATTTGCTATGCGTTGTTGTTGATCAAAAAACACACTCAATAGTTCAGCATTGGTATTGGGGGCAAATTGTATTTCTAATTCTATCAACACACCGTTTTGCTGAGGAAATACCAATGCGTCAATGAGATTGATCCTTGGGTCACCGCCAACAACACGCTGTACTTCTTTGATTATGTTACTCAAAGTGGTCTGATCTTGGCTTTCAAACAAAAAACTCCACAAGATGGTTCCATACCCTGGTCGGCCGGGCAACTGCCCTTGTGTGATATTAAAAGCATTGAGTAGATCACGTTTGATCAATTCACTGTCAACTAACGTGAACTTTTTGTATTGATTTTGAGTATTGAATCCAATGAATGTAGACATACGATATTTATGGAGGCGTCAAGCGTTCCCAGGTCCCAACCGATTCAGTGCTGCAACGATAACATCCTGATTTGCGCGGGCCTGTGCTATCTCGGCGCGATATCTAGGGATTGACTTGGCTGCATCTGCTGCACGAACAGTATCTCCCACATCGAGATAGTAGGCCTGATACTTTTCTGCATCTCTAATTTGCCGTTCATTGATGCGTATGAGATCACGCATGTCTTCGTAGAGTTCATCGAGAATTCGTCTTGCTGTGGCTGGTCTCAAAGCATTGAGTTGGGCTGCTGTGATCACAGGTGTGGTAAGAGGTCCTGTGTACACTGTATCAGGCACGGCTGCCGGTGCTGCCGCCGCCGCTGCCGCTGCTGGTGTAAAAGTGGGAGTCTCAATTTTAGCATCACCGATTATTGCAGATGTAGCCTGATCCACACTGGTTCTGTTCACTGTGCTGGTAAATCCTTTTGCTGCCACTACACCTGCTTGTAAAGGATTGCCGCCGCCTGATATAGCAGAATTGATGTCAGCAAATGACTGGCTGAACTGTGCGGATGTGGCAAAATTATTCATTTGATTTATCAAGGCACCGGGTGCCTTGCCATTGAGCCAGGCAGTGGCAGTGGCAGCTCCAAATTTAGTAGCATTGTTCAATAGTGGTCCCAGTTGACTGGCTATTTCGGTGCCCTTGATAGTGCCCAACTGTTTGAGTTGATCAAAATTCGCATTCATCAATCCTTGTTGCACACGAGTTTGTAGACTGCTATTGTTCAGCACCGAATCAAGATTCACAGCCCCCAACTTGCCAGTCCAACTGCTAGGACTGCTCAGTATCTCTTTGAATTTTTCCGGAATCTGTTTTATCTGTTCGGCAATTCCAGGTTTGATCAATCCTGACAACTGCAATTGACTGGCATCAAGACCAAATTTTCCAAGTCCTTTTGCATTGGTGATAGTGTCGGCGGCTTGATTGACCGACGCTGCGGCCTGTGCCACAAGACCTTGTATCTGATTAGATGCGATAGATCCAATATTTTGGCCACTGATCTTTGTGGTTACAAAATTACTCACTGATATGGCATTTGGAATCAAGGCTCCTATCTTGGTAGGAAGATTGATAGCGCCGCCTATTTGTTTGGTGAGTGCTATTGCTTGAGGTCCAATCTGTGCCAAAGCCGACGACAGCCCGCCTGCTGCTTGAGTCACAGCATTGACTGTAACGCCTACTGGAATATTTGTTAAACTGCCTGTGGATAGTTGCTTGTCAAATATTGCTTTGGCCTGATCAAATGTGGCGCCCGAAGGACCTTGTATTTCAAACACCTTACCATCAGGGCCGGTAAATTTAAAAACACTCATGCGGTCCTCACTAGGCTCCAGTCAGCAGCAACTGGCTCAGCTGCTGGTGGTGGTTTAGGTGTTCCTTCAGTGAAATTCACACTGGCTTGTACACCTTTGTTGTGATAAGGATACGGCTCGTGTGTGGGAGCACGAGTCACAATACTTTTTAATGCAGCGGTTTTTACTTGCCATCCAGTTGAACTGTCAAATGTTGTGTCATCCATTGTGGTTTCGGGAAATAGTCGAGGTATGGTGACAGACGCTGCACCACCTCCATTGAGATCAATACGATCTGATTTAAATCTCAACCCTGATCCGCCATCCCAAGAGCCGCCGCTTACACCCTGCAATGCCAATGTACCATCGCTACGCACACCTATGGTTGTTTGACTGTAGATAGTCATGTCACCTTGACTGGCCATGTTAAGTGTAGTGACCGCGCCAATATTAGTAGCAGCATTAGATTTCATGTTGATATTGCCTCCGGCAAACATGTTGATATCTTTGTCTGCATGCAAGTTTATAGTACCTTGTGTTCGTACATTCACAGAATTGGTAGAATAGATATCTACTGTGCCTTCTTGCCCTAGTTCAATCCAGGTCTGACCATTGGCATGAATAATGTAAAAGAAGTTTTCACTGTCGTTCATCATGAGTTGATGACCTTTGCTGGTACGCAAACGCAGCAAGGCATTATTGCCCTCGATGTCGCCGTCATCCATGACCAGAGTATGTCCGCCCAATCGTCCAACCACCTTGACATCCGCAGGTGTGAGTGAGCCCTCGGCCAATTGTTTTCTTATGGTGGCTCTCTTTGCTTTGCCATCGTATATAGGCAATCCTGGAGTAGATACACCATATACTGTGCTAGGGCTTTCACGTTGTGCATTTGAAATGATTGGACCACGTTCGGGATCAGTTGCTAACCCTTGCTGGAAAAAAACAGCAGCTTGATAACTATGAACAGGTTTTTGTTGATCAAAAAATTTAGGACTGCCATCTATATCGTTGTTTGCTGAATTTAATTCAGTGACCGGTAATGTGGGTGCATCGGCAAAATATTCTTCCTGAGTTTTATTGCCTGTCACATACTCACCTGCAGGTGCTGCACCAATGGCCGGTATCATGTGAGTTAGCGCATTGTTGATGATGCATCCCACGTAGTAGCCCTGACTGGGATCGCCTTCTACAAAGAAACACATGACCTGTGTTCCAATATCCGGAGGAGTAAACCACATTCCATAACTCTGCTGATTACCTGGATACGATCCAACCCCGGCACTGGAACTGGTTTTTTCTGTGACACCGTAAAAGGGCGGAAGATAGTTGACCCAACGCCATAACTGTGGATTATCATCTGCGCCCGAAGCAAATTGCTGTATACGCACCTGCAGTCTGCCTGTTCTTGTGGGATCCACGTTGTTCATCACTGTGCCAATGAATGGGCCCATCTCGGCAGGTTTGCCACCACGGTCAAATTTGTAATTGCTGGTTCTTCCCGACAACTGTTGATTATTTACTGGCATTGATAATTGCTTTCTATATTATGCATCTTTTGCTACGAGTTGAGGAGCGTCTGTATTGGCTCGGGCCAGCCCATATCCGTAGCCACCTGTACCTAGTTTTGCAGGTGGTACAAATTCTGCTGCTGTCTCTTGTACAGGATTTGCAGGCAACGGTTGTGTAATGGTATTACCTGCAACCACATCTCCTGATGACTCGGCAGTGGGTCCGTCACTCCAATTTGCAGGATTTCTTCCTGCTGCATCGCGAGCAACTTGTATTTCATTGTTTCGTGCATCTGTTGCCTGTGCTTCTCCTTCATTGCCCACATTGGCCGATGCTACCACACGAGTCGTTTCAGATGCCGGCGGTGTTGCACTACCTAACACATTGTTTCCATCTTGTATCATAGCTCCTTTGAGTTCTTGAGTAAATTTTCCTCTAGCGAACGTGCTTTTGACATTCAAAGTCAAATAGATCACAGATTCTTGTGCTAACCCTGCGCGACCTTTTGCTCGATCAGCAAAATAATTATTTTGTGCTGGATCCATAAGGCCTGTGTTGAGATTGTAATCTACTACCCGGTTCCATGCAAATTCAAAATATGGAGCACCGGCAACAAAATTTATAGTTCCATCTGGAAAAAACGGACTTACTACAAAGTTTCCTGGTTGCGGATTTTTCGGAGATGGTATCCAGGCCGGATCCCCAATCACTTGTATAGTTATATTGTTCAAATCAGTGGTGTACAACATATCAGCAGCATTGGCCGCTGCCTCGTATACATCGCCCTCGGCACCTTCTCTAGATTGATTACTAGCCGGCATGAATCTCTTTGAATACATGACTCTGGTGTTAACTTGATTTTTTAAATTTTCAGCAGGTTGAAAGGTAGTGGCCTGACCTGGTGAGTTCGCTGATATTGTTTGTTTCCATAACTGGTTAAAACTTTGTTCGTACTGTAACACCTGCGTGTTTTGTCCTGTGAACCAGTAGTTATATACCTTGTGTACGCCACGAAATGAACTGGGATCAAAGTATTCGCTGGTTGCTATCATTGCTGTTTGATAGGGCGCTATCTTGTAGATCATCTTGTATGCAGTAGAACGAGTGGTTGTGTCATATCCTATAGCCCGGGCTTCGCAGGTGATATTGAACCATGCAAAATTTTCAGCAGTTTTGCCATTGTATTTCCATTCGCCTTTTCCAGTTTTTGGATTCACTTGGTATACTGCTTTTTGTTGGTCCGAAATATAACTGCTGCTACGCATGATCTCGTCTATTACCTGTGTTATCTGCTGCCCTTGAGTGACAGATCTAACTCTTATGTTTGGACTAAAATTTTGTCTATTAGGGTCAAGATTGGTAGCAGCATTGGCATTGGGATTTCCGCCTGCAAACGCTTTGTCTACTGCACCGGGAGGTGTTATTTTGGCATTGGCCAACATCTTGTCTAGAAACTGTACTTCATAAATGTCTGGTATTCCGTTGCGTGCTTTTGCTTGTTCAGCATAAAAAAGATTTAGTGCTGCACATAATCCTGTGCCTTCTATTCCTGAAACTTTTTTAGGAGCATCAGGTGCCTTGGCCGGTGCAGATTTAATACCTAATCTAGCTCTCTCGGCGGCGCTTTCATTATCTGCATTGCCTGTTGCCGACAGTCTACGATTGAGTCGAGTGAACTCAGCATCGGATTCATTGGCGGTGTTATCAATTATTGCCCCGACTAATATATCTTTGACCGTGGTACCTTGAAATTGAAAGGCTTGAGGTATGCTGCCTCGATCTGTGCTGAATGCTGTGTTTTGTTCTACTGGCACACCGGTGATGTTGTATTCTACCAGTTTGTTGGCCACTTTAAACTCTATATTGGTGATCTGAAAAGGTATGAACTTTTCAACAGCAGCCTGCCGATCAGTGACACCTGATCTTTGATCAATAGGCAGCACCAGATTGCCTGCAGAATCATACCCGTAAAATCTCACTACCATCACATAGTGTACTTCACCATAACTCACAGTTGTTCCTGGTGGCGCCAACTTCTTTTTTTGATAAAGATCATTGATGGCTCTTATTAGATTTGGTTGAAGAGTTATACCATTGGGTTCTGTGACTGTGAAACTCAGTGTTTTTATCGTTGCTGAGCCGCCGGACCCTGGGGTGCCAGAGATCGCAGTCTCGGTCACAAAATTGTCCATGTAATAATCCAAAGGAAAAAATGGACTGCGGCCAGCGGAAGTGGTAGATACATAATTCTGTGTTGTTGTTTGTATTGGTGCTCCACCACTTTGCATCAGCAGATAGTAATTGTTAAGTTGCTTGATATCGCTGGTAATCAGAGTATTATAAGTTTCATAATCCACCAGGTACCAACTGAGACTGTAGGTGTAACTGCCAAATTGATCTAGGATGTTGTCTTGACTCACTATGGCGTTTTGAGCGCCGGCGTACAATTCATCTAAACGATTTACTACTGAATTGGCCGGAGTAGAGGGTCGGGCAGCATCATCGCCTCGAGATCCAGCCGCGACGGCTTGCCCTGCACTTGTAGAGGACTGTGTTTGTGTTATGGTCCTTGTTGGAGCATTTGTTCCAAAATCTTTGTTTCCATTAGCAGTAGTTTCGGCTGCATTGGCATTGGTAGGAGCAGCAAAGGATTTTTCTACCACTCTACCATCCGGTCCTATTTGTTTCTGCACCGGAAGGGCAGCATTGGTATTTGCACCATCATCTCGGGCCACTTGGGCCTGTGCTGTGGTATCTGATGAACTGGCAGTATTGCGCTGATTTTCCAGTAGATTAAGCTGATTCAACTGTTGGATCAGCGCAGTCTGTTGAGCCTGATATCCTGCCAGTTCGGCCTGCAGAGCAGCCAGTCGTGGTGCTTTCTCAGCAGCAGTGAATAAACTTGAATTATTGGTAGAATTGATTTGTCGTGTAACACGGCCAATCAAATCGTTGATGTCCGCCAGAGCCGCCTCAAGACCTTGTTTTGTATCCGTTGCCATGATTAGAATCCTAATGCGTTACGCAATGTGGTTATCTTGGGTAGATAGATCAAGGTGCCCACCTTGAAATCCAACGGAGGTTTTGTAAGGGTGTTGGGATTTCGCTGATAAAATACCCACCACAGAGTAGAATTATCGTAAAGATCAAATGCCAGCATATCGGGTCTGTACTGATATGTCTGTGTGATCACCAGGGTCTGGTCGTCACTTTCTTTAGGAAAAGGACGATTGGTCATCACATCCAGAAAGAACTGACTGTAGGGAGTGAGATAGTACGCACTAGTGCTGTCGTAGTTAGCCATTACCAGAATCCTTGTTTCACTAACGCACCATTGGCAAACTGTTTGAGACTGAACTGGCGGCTGGCCTGTTGGCGTGTGATTATTGGCGACAGACTCAATGATATGTCTATCTTTGTGGGCACATAGGTGGGAGAATTTTTACTGAAGGTGGGTGCAGCGGCTTGAGTTACCAAGCCGCCTTTTTGAACCTTTTGTCCTGTAAATAATTGATTTAATCGGGTTAACGCACCCGAGATAGGATTAGTAGGTAGATTATTCTGTGTGCTCGTTCTTCTCTTAAGCAAATCTGTTCCGTTTTGGTTCGGACTACCCGCACGTATGTAGTCAACATCTGCCGGTAGACTGTATTCAAAACTGGTCAACACACAAGGATGATTGTTGAATTGATACTCTCCTAGTCCTGAGATGAACAACAATGGTGGTGGTGCTCCGCGCTCGGCATCTTGCCCGTAAAACATCTTACTAGCTGACCGGAAGAAATGTATCACCGCCAATAGATACTGTGCTTCCACAGTGTCCTGTGCTGTGAATGTTCCTGAAATACGGACCGGTCCCACTGCACTGCTTTGATAAAAATAGTTTGTGTAATTTGAATGAGTAAGATCAGTATTACTATAAGTGGCTTTGTAGCTAACATCAATCTTGGGAGTATAAGGAAAAATCACACCATGTGTAGCAGTTAATGGTGCCAAGATTCCACGCTCTGCTTCGGGCGCATTGTATAGATAGGTGGAAAACGGCGCAAGACTCACGCGAACTCTCCAGTCTCCGGTGTCATTGATCAGTTTTTTCTGCGCGGCCAGTGCCTGCTGTCGTTGGGCCAGTAGTTTTTCAGATTCTGTCAGGGCTGCTTGTTCAACTCTTGCTAGACGAGCAGTCTCAGCAGCACTTTCATTGGGCGTGGCTGCTAGATTTAATCTAGCCAGTCTGGCTGTTTCTGCGTCACTCTGGGTTACTGGGGCCGGTGCAGTGGTTGGCACAGTACCACGACCTGCCTCGCCTGGGGCCTGAACAAAAGATGACGGCACATCTGTTGCGGCAAACGATTTGGCCTGAAGCCCGGCTGAATCTGCTGCGGGAGGGTCGGTGTAATAAGTTTGGCCAGTTTCAGGATTTGTTTTGATTCCCTGTGCTGCTACACCTGTTTCATTCAGCACCGGTATTCCTGATGTGTTAGCATTGACAGTGTCAGCAGCGGTGGTAGGGGCCACAGATGGATTATTGATACCAGTTCCGTAGCCAAATCCCGATGATGCATTGGGTGTGCTAGAGATTATGCGAGAATCACTTGGAGTTTCGGTAATCGGGCTTGGCACTGGTTCAGCTGTTTGAACTGGTGGTACGGCAGCAGCAGCGGCTGCTGCCCGTTGTGCCGGATCTTGAAACGTACTTGCTGCCGGTGCCACAGTGGGTACTGCCTGTACTTGATTGAATGCAGCAAAAGGGCTAGGTCCAGGTTGCGGACTAGTTAGGGCGTTTTGTCCGGCTCGTTGTGCCGGATCCTGGAAGGTACTGATTGCGGCCGCAGGTGCATTTGTTTGTGCAGGTTGTTGAGCCGGTTCACCTGTGCCAGATTGTGCATACGATACCGTGGTCAATCCAGCAGTGTTGGTGTCTCCACCCGCACCTGGCACCACTGCTCCTGCATTGGAGTTTGTGCCGTACCCGTACTGGCTGGGATTAGTGCTTACCCCGGACTGTGTGGCTGCTTCTTCCACAGTGACACCAGTTCGTACCAGTTGATTGAATGTGGCTGCGTTGCTTGAATTGTAACCGTATTGACCCATAGTAGTTCCTATGCTTTATTTACCCAAAAAATAATCTGCCCAGTTTATAACCATTGACAAACCTCAAAAGTGTGTTACAATAAATAACATTTTAAGGATCCGCCCTGATGGCCACCATCGCAAGAGCAACACCAAAAACCAACTATCTCAACAACAGAGATATTCTCAAAGAAATCCACCTAAGCAAAAAAAACTATTGTGCCTATATCAATCCTGACATAGATCATCAATACGACATCATATTGCCCAGTGTAAGCAAAATCAATCAAAAGACCACAGCAGAAGCACGAAGAAATCGTGCAGATCGTATCAAGCGTGAGACTGGCGAGATTGTTGATCCTAAAAAAATCCCCAACACAGACATAGTTTTTCGGATCATGACCTGGGAACACATACCCATGGCACCTAAAAAAATCACCAAAGCTGCTGCCAAAAAGCGCAAGTTGGAAGAACTATTAGAACTAGAAGATGCCGTAGAGGATGATCCTCTAGCAGGCCTGGTGGACGAAGTGATCCTGGATCCCACACACATGCGAGTGAACTTCCCCCCGTTTTTCCACTACCGTGTGGATGAAAACAAAGAGCCTGTGCTAGTTGGCAAGAGCCATTGGCGGGGCGATCTAGAAACTGGAGAGTTCTCTAAGGATCACGGTGAAATGACCCGCACATTGGCTCGAATGTTTATGAAATTGTGCGAACGATATGCTACAAGGAGTAACTGGCGTGGATACACCTACAACGAAGAAATGCGAGGACAAGCCCTGCTGCAACTCAGCCAGATTGGATTGCAATTTGACGAGTCAAAATCGCAGAACCCTTTTGCGTATTATACTGCCGCTATCACTAATAGCTTTACTCGCATCCTGAACATCGAGAAAAAGATGCAAAACATCCGTGATGACATTTTAGAGATGAACGGACTGAATCCTTCATGGACCAGACAGAATTCCGGCAAACATTCAATGCAAGCCATGTCCGGACCGGTTGTAAGTACCTTGGATGAGTAGTATAATCTAAGGATGACTAATCTATTCCAAAAAGCCGCGATCTTCACCGACATCCACTTTGGACTGAAATCAAATAGTGTCACTCACAATGAGGATTGCCTAAACTTTGTAAAATGGGCCACTGCCAAAGCAAAGTCGGAAGGCTGCGAGACCTGCTTGTTCCTGGGTGATTGGCACAACAACAGAGCCAGTCTCAACATCGTCACCTTGAACTACAGCCTCAGGGCCTTGGAGCACATGAATGCAAATTTTGAACATGTTTACTTTATTCCTGGCAATCACGACTTGTATTATCGCGACAAGCGTGATATTCAAAGTGTTGAATGGGCAC